AAATAACAAGTCTTGGTCAGACACAACACTCATAAAGTATTCAGGGTCTTTTTCAAAAATTTCAGCAACTTTAAGTTCTTTTTCATCCTTACCTAAAGAAGTAAGTCTTGTAATAGAACCTAACTCTTTTGGATATTTAGTAGTTAATTCTCTAAGAACCCAATCAAGTTTAACTTCATCATTAATTAATTCTGCAAATTTAATTGTAGCATTAGTTTTTGATTTAAGTTTAGTTGTACGTTTAGTTAACTCTAAAGCTTGGTCTTCAATATAATATTCTTTGTATTGGTCAACATCAGCAGAAACTTTTGAATCAGCTACTTTAGGATGTTGCAAACAAAACTTATATCTCAAATAATCTTCCAATACTTCTGGTTCACCACTTTCATCAACTGTAATATTAAGTTCTTTTCCTTCATAAGGAACAGTAATCATAATATTGTTAAAATACTTGTTTACCTCTTGTCTAAATTTAGGGTCACTACTTTCTACTCCTAGAATTCCTGGCATCCATTTTTTCATTTCTTCAAATGTAATACCTGTACCTACTGCACCAGACTTTAAAAGAAATCCACCAATAGTAGCAGACCTTTCTTGAGTTAAACTAATGTGTACGCCATGTCTTCGTACTTCTTTTCTTTGAATCTTAATCGTTTTCATTTTCTTTATTCTTTTATTTTAATTGTTTTTAATTTTAGTTTATTTAAAAGTAAAGTGAGAGAGATTTTACTCTCCCTCACTTATTTAAAATTATAAACCTGCTGTACAAGTTAAGTCGATAGAAGTGTTAAACCTTCTAAGTACAACTTGACCAGCTTTTAAGAAGTGTACTGAACTACCATCTTTATCAGTAGAGATAGTATCGTTAGCTGAGAAACTAGTTCCAGCAGCAGCTTCGTTGATACCTTTTACCATACCACGTAACATACTACGTCCTTTTTTGCTTACCATAACTAAGTTACTCATACCATCATAAGTAGAAGTATCTACGAAAGCCATACGGAAAGACTCAAGAGGTAAATTAGGATAGTTAGGATGTTTAGGACTAGCTAAAGCTTGAGGTCCGTTATCAAAAAGAGAAGCAGTTTTGATAATAACTTTGTAACCATCAACATGTTGATATGTATCAAAGAAACCACCTAAACTTAAGTTATATCCAGAACCACCAACGAATTTGTTGTCAGTTAACTTGATGTAACCTCTGTTTGATAATTCAGCTTTCATTGCATTATCAAAAGCCATACGACCACCCACACCAGTGAAAAGAGTAATTACTTTATTTTCAGCATCACTCATACCATAGAAAGTATCACGAATTGTTTGGTCAATTTTATCAGCAGTTAAAGTACCATAAGTATCTTTATTGCTAATTTGTTCAAACATACCTGCACCCCTTACAATAGGATTACCTTGTTCATCACGCTCATTGATAACACCATAAGCATCACGATTAGATTTTGAATACCAGTAGTTAGTTTCACATTCAATACGGAAACTTAAGTTATGCTGATACTCTTCGTAAGGCCAATACATTTCTTTAGTACCTCCACCTTTAGTATCTAATTGTACAGTTTTAGCTTTACGATATTTAATGTTACCTTCATAAGCGTAACCTTTACGAATAGTACCTACATCACCACGAACTTTAACAGGAGCAGTGCTAGTAGAAAGTGAACCAAATGAACCAAAACTTGCTACCGAGTTCCAACCAGAAGCATATAATGCACCAGTTGCTAATTCGCTTACAGGTAAAGTTTCAGAAAGATTTTTAGCTACTAATTTTACTTTGTAAGCCCAGTTACCGTTAGAATTATCACGAGAAGTAATACGTAATTGATAACCTAAAGGAGAAAGAATAGTATATCCTACAGGAAAAATACCTTCGTTAAAGAATAAAGTTGCTTCAGTTCCAGATACACCAAAAGATGTAGAATAAGAACCAGTAGGAGGAGCTTGTAAAGGAACTGCCTTCATCATACGTCCAATTACATCATACTCAAATTCGTCACCATCTACTTCTTGAATAGCTTGCATGCCTTCAGAAAGATACATTAGAGGGAAACGTGAACTCTCTTGACCCATCATGTGAGTGAGTACAGGAGCGATTTTGTCAGGTTGTGCGTTAATTAAACGAGCAAAAGAAGCGTCATTGCTTTTCATTTGTTCATTCCACACTTGGTCCATTAGAAATTGTGCCATTTTTTATTTATTTGTTTTTAAAGTGTTTATTTTATATCAAATAGTATGTCTTCAGAAACACCGCTTTTAGGAACATTACCATTTTTTAATCTAGTTTGTCCTGAAGCTAATCTTTCTTTTAATGTTTGAGCAGATTGAGTTTTAACAGCAGCAGTAATATATTTACTTAAATTAAATTTATTTTTTACTGCAATTGCTAAAGCTATTCTATCTTCAACACTCATATTATTTAAATCTTCTTGTAGTTGAGGAACTCCAGCTTTAGTTGGTCTTGACATATATTCCAACATAGCTTTTTGTTCTGCAACTGGAATATTAAAATTATGAACTCTACCGCTTTTAATAGTAGAATCTATATTATTCCAATATTCTTGTATTTTTTGTCTTTTAACTGCATCTTCAGCTTTTGTTTTTTCAAGTAAAGCAGCTCTTTCTTTTTCTTGAGAAGCAGCTAATTTAGTTGAAGCAACTTTTGATGATTTTTCTAAAGTACCAGCTATTTCTAAATCTTCAATAGCATCTTTAATTTCATTATCATCATAATCCATCTTTTTGTAAAAAGTACGCATTACAGCTTTTTGTGCATCTTCATTAGTTAAATCAATTGATTTGTAATCGATTTCTGGTTTAACTGAACTAAAGAACTTTTGTACATCTTCTTCTTTTGCGTCAGGACCTAACATTTGAAGATAATCAAAAAAGTTAGAACCTACTTCAGGTAAACTTTCTAACCATCCATTCAATTTTTTGTCTGCTAATTTATCAGCAGCGTTTTGAACAAATGCAGAAAGACCTTCTTCAGTTTCTTCAAATTCTTCTTCCATTTCTAACTCTAAACTTTGAGCTAATGTAGAAAACAAATTAGAAGTTACTTCTGGTTCCTCTTCTTCTTCTTCAATTACTTCTGGCTCTGGCTCAGGTTCTGGCTCTACAATTTTCTCAACTTTTTTAGGTCTACCTCTTTTAGGTTCTGGTTGAGCTTCTGGAGCTGGTTCAGGGTCTAGTTCCGTTTTTGGAACAACTCCTGTCGGGTTTACGTCTACTTTAGATATATCAAAATCTAATTCGTCCAACCCTTCTTTTTCGATTGTGTCTGTCATTTTCTAATACAAAGTTAATTTGTTATTTTGTTGTTTAATTAATTTTTAGTTTCTCTTATATATATAACACTACTTGCTTCTAGGTTTACTCTTTGCAATTCTTTCTTTACTTTTCATTTCTTCTCTCTTTAATTGCATTTCTTTTTCTTTCATTTGTTTCTCATGCTGTTGTCTAGATAAATCATTTACAATATTACTATCAATTTGTTTATTTTTTAAAGCTAATTCTCTTTCTTTTAAACCAGCTTCAATCATAGATTCTTGAATAGCAAGATTATCGTCACCTTCATCCATACCTAATGCGGTAAGTTCAGTTTTACGTAAATCCCATTCTCCTTTTCTATCAATAGCTTCTAAATTATATTGATGTTGTAATTCAACAACTTCTTTTTGTTTATCAGCCATAATCATATTATTTTCTTGTTCTTGTTGAGATACTAATTGATTGTATTCCTGTAACTTACGTTCAGCAACTTTAAGTTTAACTTTAGCTTGAGATATAGTTTCTGAATCTAATACTTCAGCAATAGTAGAAGCAGCAATACCATTTTGCATCATTGGTTGAGCAAGTTGTTTAATTGTATTAGCTCTTTCTTGTTCTTTAGATGAATCAGATATAGCAATACCATATTCAGTTTCACAATGCTCAAAACCATTAATATCCATATAAACTATATTAGTAGAATCAGGCATTACATAACTTCCTTTTTTACCATTAAGCCAAGCTATTTTAGAATAATCAATTAAACCTTCTAAATCTCTTTTCTTAAATTGTTCAAAAAGAGTAAAGTAAGTTTCAGTAATTAAAGAACTTTGTAATACTGCTCTTTCTACACCACCTACAGTTTCAGAAGATTGAACTTGACCTTCTCTTTGTCTTGTTATACCACAAACTTCTTCCCACTCATTTTTAATAAACGCTAATAAATCTGTGTACATTTTAATAGTTTGAGAAGCTAATTGAAGTCTTGTTTGGTGAGTATTATTCATTTTAACTGAATCTTTACTGTAATCAACAAACAACATACTTACTCTATCAGCATATTCTAACCATTTATCCATTGACCAACCTAAAGGTTTCCAATTAATATCAATTAAAGCCATATCATCTTTCATTTTAGCCATAGCTAATTTAAGACGATGAAAAGTAGCATTATATAAAGTTTGATAAGGTATTCCTAAAGAAACTAAAGATATATTTGTAGAATTTACATTAGACATAATTCTACCATTATAAGGTAATTTACATTTAGATAAGTTATCTAAATTACCTCTTTGATTAGGTAAAGGTCTCATTTTAACAAACATTGTTAAACCTATTCTGTAACCTTCCCATACTTCACTTACCCAATGCCATGTAACTTTTTGGTTAGGAGTTGGTTTATATAATTCATCAACTTCTAAAGATTGAAATTGACCCATTTCATCCATAAACTCTACAATACCAATTTGTTTACGTGATTTCCAACATACATGCATTACTTCAATTAATCTAGACCACATTTTATTATTCAAACTTCTATCATAAAATATAGAAGAGTTTGAAGTAAGTGCTGGTCCTGATACAGCTAAAGTATCAATCATTTTAATTTGTTCTTCATCAAGTATATCATAAAATGTATCTATGATAGAAGAAGGATGCATATATTTACGTCTTACTACCCAATCTCCATCTTCAACAAATTGTATATCAGGGTCTTTATCAAAATCTATATCAAGTGGATTAACTGTTTCATAAACAACTTCATTATGAACTACATCTTTTTGGGAATAAATTTCTCCACTTACTAACCAATGAAAGAAATTTAAATCTAATTTTTCATCTAAATGTTGTTGAACTTTAATATAGTTAATTGCATTTTGACCAATAATAGCTCTTTTATCTAAATAAGTAGATTCAA